CGAGTGCCTAAAGAGCCTGATGAGCGTATTGATAAGATGACAGGACTGCCCTACAACCAGCAGGCTGGAGCGGCTTTCATGGACGTAGAAGACCCTGAGAGGCGTGAGCAGTTGTTTATTGGTGGGTTGATACAAGCCGTAAAAGAAAAATTAAAACAGTCTAAAGGGCCGCAAGAAAAGGCCGCTGAAGTCTTAGGAATCTCTGGAGAAGATTTAGAGTGGGCTAATAGTCTTGGTAAAAAGTATGGTGACAAAGAAGAACTAGATGGGCGTGGCGATGCCGCAAGACACCTTGGGCTTGGTTGGCTGGCTAAACAGGCTAAGTATCCGACAGCCGCCAAACTTGCCGCAGATGCGCGTGAGATGTTTGATGTTTACGGGCGTAAAATGGATCTTGCTAACAATCAGCTAGGCTTTGACATAGAAGCTAAGACGCGAGCAGAGGCAGAAAGTAAAATCAATGAAATGATTGAAAGCAAAACTGCTAGCTTTATGACGCCTGAAGAAAGCTACAAGACTCGTGGCTATGCTAAAGGCGGTAGAGTTGACAAAGACAAGATGCCCTGCAACAAGCCTCGACGCACACCCAACCATCCTAAAAAGTCTCATGTCGTAAAAGCCTGCGAAGACGGTAAAGAAAAGATTATTCGTTTTGGTGAGCAAGGCGCTAAGACCGCTGGTAAGCCCAAGGCAGGCGAGTCTAAGCGTATGAAGGCCAAGCGCAAGAGCTTCAAAGCCCGTCACAGACGTAACATCAAGAAAGGCAAAATGTCTGCGGCTTATTGGGCTGACAAAACGAAGTGGTAACGCTCCATAGAGTTATATGGCGTGATGCCGCTGGAGGCTCAAACATGGGCTGGCGTTCTATAATAGCTTTAAAGGAAATAGAAACTGCTACAGTAATTTCTTGTGGGGCTATCATCTACGAAGACGATGAAAAAATAATTATATGTCCACATATGATTATTGAAAACAATGAAATATCAGAAGGCGATGCAGAGATTGCAATACCAAAAGCTTGGATTATTTCTAATTTAAAAATGACTGTATTCCCAGAAGGAGATTAAAATGCCTGTTTTTAAAAGTGTAAAAGACATGGAAAATTTTGGAAGAAACGTACGGACCGCCGCAAAAGTAGCGGGGATAGCAAAGCTTGCAACAAACCCTACGCCACTTGGTGTTGGCATGGCTGTCGCAGATAAAGTTCTACAGAAAACAACCGGAAGAACGTCTACAGAACATTTTCTTGATTCTATCCAAGGCCCAGCTACTGGCACAGGAAATGTAGGTCGTAATCGAAAAGGTAAGACCATTCAAGAAGGCCCAAGCAACCCTACGCCCAAGCAGAAAAGTAAAAAAGAAATGCGAGTAGGACAATATTCTCATGGCGGCTTGGTTAGCCACAAAAGCGTTAGCGCCTGCGAAAAGTCTATGGCTAAGCGTAAGCGATGAAAAGTATTTTTGATTTAGAGCGAAAAACACAACGCAAAAGATACAACAAAGGAAGCACAGTAAATGCGGCAGGAAACTACACAAAGCCCGAAATGCGAAAAAGGATTTTTAACCAAGTTAAGGCAGGCAGTAAAGGCGGCAAGCCGGGGCAATGGTCGGCGCGTAAAGCTCAGATTGTTGCCAAGCGTTACAAAGAACAAGGCGGCGGCTACACAAGCTAAGTTCTATATAAAATTATATAAAAGGAATCTTTATGGCGCTTAAAAAATCTCAACAATCTCTAAAGTCTTGGACAAAAGAAGATTGGGGAACCAAGTCTGGTAAGCCTTCTACGCAAGGCCCAAAGGCTACTGGTGAGCGTTATCTTCCAAAAAAGGCTAGAGAGGCTTTAAGCTCCGCAGAGTATGCGGCAACCTCTAGAAAGAAGCGTGAGGATACTGCTAAAGGTAAGCAGTTCTCTCAACAGCCTAAAAAGACTGCTGAGAAAACTCGACGCTATCGGGCTAGTCGTGGCGGCTTATTTAAATCTGCAATGAGCCGCTCAAAACCCTGTTGACAGCATCTAACTCACCTTCAATCTTGCCGTGAATTTCTTCTGTATTTTCTTTAAAGGCTCTTATCGCAGTGCGTATTAGCTTTTGGTTTTCAGGCTGAGAAAATACTTTTTTAATTTTATCGTCAGGTAGTTCTGTATGTTCAGTCATCAGAAAGCCATCTGAATCAATCAATATACGAAAACCTATTACTGTTCCTTCAGTCATACCGCATCCTATAATTCACAACTATTCCCCACGCAAGCTAGTGTTTGCGCCCCCTCAGTCATATCTGACTCTTCATTTATATCCCAATCAATTTTAGTTGGAAAGTCAGCACTAAGCTCTTTGTATGCTTCTTCGCTAATCGGCTCATAGGGTGCTTGCTGATATGTGTGATCAGAATAAGGTAAGAAACTAATACCTGACACCTTATCAAACTTATTATATAGCCACTGGCCCACCTCAAGAAACTCGTCATCACGATAGTAACAAGTCATAGACGGTTTATGCTCACACCAGTAGTCCTGATATATCTCCCATAACTCTAATTGCTCCATAGCACCCATGTCTGAGGCTGTCACAGCGTTCTCAGGAGAGGCGATAGGGAAGCTAAATACCCGTGTACTTGGTGACATTACATCGTCCTCTACAGGTACACCAGAGGCTTCTAGAACTGTGCAAAGCGGGTCACGACTGTCTGCCCTAACTCTACGAATGTATCTAGAGCTATAACGAGGATGGATGCCGCTAGCACTATCGACCAACTGGCTAACAGTACCTGAAGGCTTAATAGCAGTGATTGCAGTAGAAGCGTTGATGCCCAGTTTTTCAGCCCATTTTTTGTTGGTAGCGATAGCTTCTTTTCGCATCTCTGTAAGCCATTGCTTAAGTACATCTTTATCTCCTCGACCAGAAAGCAAATGATGATCCATAATACCTGTTAGTGATACGCCCAACAAGGCTTCTTCTTCAGTATTCTTTTTCCATATCCCACGCAAGTAGCGAAAGTCTGTCAAGGTAGCCTGTAAAGTTCCAAGGATAGTAGCAGTGCGTACTTTTTGTTTAAGGTCTGACAGCGTATCTTCTGGCCTGACAACAACTTCCGATAGATTACAGAACTGGTAGGGTCTGAGGATAATTTCGCTACACGGATTAGTTCCAAAATCAAAGGTAGCATCTCGTCGCTCGTTTTTTGAAGCTTGTTTTTGACTTGCAACCCTAGAGAAAACTCCTCTTTCTCCTGAGCGAGACTCGTATAAACTTTTCCACTCATCTAAAAATGCCTCAAAATCTGGCTTTTCGGTATAACACGCAGAGTTATTTGACAAGCCGCGTTGAGGATTGTCTAGCCACCACTGCCCTGACTTACATCGTCGCAGTCTATCATCTGTAAGATTACTGAGACTGATCAATGCTGATCGTCTGACTCCTCCGACAACGACGATTTGAGCAATCTTACAGCAAAGATCGTGGCATTCAATGGACGTAAGCTTTCGTCCAGCCGCTCCCTGAAAGACTTCAACTGTGAATTGGAAAAGTTCAAGCAAAGGCTCTGGGCCGCTTGCTCTACCTCCAAAAGTTTTAAGCGGGGAACCTGAAGGTCTAACTCTGCTAAAGTCCCATCGGGGAATCTGACCTGAATACAACAGTGAAACCAACTCCCTATACGATTTCGCCCATCCGATCTTCGAATCCGTAACATTAATAACTGTGTCTGTTTCATGGAAGCTCTCCGCAACCTCTGGTAGTTTAGTAATATATTGACGCTCAACGCTAAAGCCTACACCTGTCCCACACATAAGGACATACATCATCTCATCAAAGGCTTTAGGATGATCAATAGGAAGATAGCTACAGTTAAATCCAGCTACGTTATCGCGATCTAGAGCAGGGCCAGCAGTCATCAGCGCCCTCATGCTGGGCATAACATTTAAATCAAAGATAGCATAAAAAATATCTTTGCGTTCTTTCTCGCTAAGTTTATCGCCCCAATAATCTAAATAGCGATTAATGGTTTCGGGCCATGTCTCTCGCCGCTGTTCATTTGGTAGGTAACGGGCGTACCGGCTTTTGTGTATGTACTGTTGATAGGCGTCCAATTATTTCTCTCCTTTCTTCGGTGGTATATTTTGACCAGTTTGCTATTTCTTTTAGATTCCTTCCGCATCCAATGCACACTTCATCCCTGAGTGTGCAAACTTTTGTGCAGGGTGATTTCATTCAAAATCTTTTAATGATAATTTTTCATCTGGATAGCTATAATAATTATAAGCCTCAATTAAAAAGGCGGCGTCAGCTAAATCATCTGATGTTCCTGTTTCAAATAAATCCTCAATACTGCTTTTTATTACTTCTCTGACTAAAAAATCAAGAGAATCATGTGATATATCTATACTGTATTTTGGCATAAGTTTTCTCTAGTCATATTCATTTAACAGATTTATATCATTTATATTTAATTTGTATTTATTTCTTTTTTTCATGGGACGCTTGCGATCTTCTTCATGCTCCTCATGTTTTTTTCTTTTGTGGCGGCTGAACTTTTCTAATCGCTCACGCTTGCGGTCATTCATCATCACCTATACTCCCCCTCTTAGAGACATCTATCCAATCCTCTGGAATACTATCTTCAGAGAACCATCTAAAGCCTTTTGAGGAAGCCCACTCAGCGTGATTACGTTTTGTACCGTCCTTCCTGCGTTTGGCCTGTGGCATTGGAGCATCAGGATCAGCAAATAAGAATACAAGTTCTATGTCGTTTGGAAGAGCCTTTGCAATCCATACATATTTATTATATTCATTATGGTCCCAGAAGCGTCCCTTAGCCTCAAGATAGATTTTTTTGCCATCAATCTCGCGGATAAAATCTGGATGATAAGTATGCTCAACAATATACTCTGCCTTCTCTGAGTGGATCTTCCAATCATTAAGGATGCCAGAGTGAAGTTCATATTCCCAATTGGAGTCATAACCCGGCAGTACATTTTTATCTTTAGGTCTAGGGACGCGAGGACGCCTAGTACCCTTTCTTATTTTTGGTTTCAATGTATAGTCTCTGATTGAACTGGTGCATTAAATCTTTTACCCAGCCGCTGATAAATTTCAAATAAAAGTTTATCTTCTACTTCATTGCCCTGAAGAATTTCTGCGGCACACGCACACAACAAAAACTCAAGAGGTATTTCTTCTACTTCGCTCATTGTAGATCAGCAAGTGTGTAGCTGTCAATTGGGCGGGAAGGGTCTTTGGCGTATAGTTTTTTAATTTTCTTGCGCGTCCACTTTTCAGTGAAAGCTGACATGAAAAACTGGCCCTGTGCAAAGTAGTGTGAATTCATTTGCATATAGTCTTTATAATTTTTATGCGTAATCTTTTCTGCTTCTTCTTCAGGCATCAGGCTTTTGAGCCAATCAACACTAATTACTTCAGCCTGACGAAATATTTTTTTCATAGTTTTTGCATTCACAGAATAACCTCTTCGACTCTAGGCGCTACCTCAACGTGTGTGAAATAACTCACGCCGTTTGCGTACTTAAAACCTCTAAGACCTTTGCCGTTGTTAGCGTCTTTGTAGCAATCAAATTTATATGGACAGAAGTTACAGTTACGATTCAACTTCATGTTCCCCTTCTTTCCTTCTGGCACAGACTCATAGCAACGATTGGGCGGGGTAGCTAGCTCTAGCGCCTTCTTAATGTTTTTAATTTGTTCATTGACATTCGGCTTGTCTAATTCTTCTGGGCGATAAAGGCAGATGTCACCACCTTCTTTATTAATAACAAGAAAGCCGCCTTCAGAGGACTTCTCAGCCTCCTCGTAGCCAGCAAGCTGGGACATATATCCAAATGGATCATCTTCTCTCAGGCGTCCTTCGCGAAACTTATTGTAAGAGAACTTAGAGGCAGTTTTTACATCAACAACTTCGCCATCAATCTTACAGTCAATGTGGCCTTTGATGCCTTTAACATCTACTTCTTTTTGTTCGTCAGTAACCTTGTGGCCTGCGGCCCGTACCAACATAAGAAGTATTTCTTCTAGGAGATGACCATAAAGAAACTTGATCTGTGTGGCAGGAGAAGGTGCAGAAACTTCTGATGGTAGATTCTTCTCATACCAAAGCTGTCGCATAGGGCGACCAATATTGGACATTCTAAGTGTAAAGTTTGAGTTACGCTCAGATGGATTTGACCAACTTAAAATAGATTCTTTAATACGCGCAAGAGTAAGATCAAGATCATCTTCTTTTATAGTAAAAGGCTTACCCATCGAAAGATCCGACAGGTTGCTGTAGATGTCATCAATGAGTGTTTCAAGTTTCATTTGCGATGCCTCACGAATCTGCACTTACGAGTGTCAGAGTTATAGTGTAGGTATTGAACGCCAAGTTCTTTCTGTTTATTTGTCTTTGCAGAAAGGCGTCCGTCTTTATAAGACTTAACATCAATCAATGTGATGTCTCCTTCTGGGGAAAGAGCAACAATGTCCACTGGCCCTGTACAGCCACAGTTTTTAAAGACATGGTAGCCATTGTCCCATAACCATGTAATAGCATAATGCTCTGCTAGATCACCGACTCTGTTTGGCTCATGATTTATTTTCATTTAAGAAGTCCTCTAATGATTGTAATTGGTCTTGTTCTCTTCCATATGAATCGCCCCAACCAACATCAACTATAGCTTCATTACAAAGAACATCTTCTTTTTTACAGAAGCCAGCCAAGCGATAATTGGGGAATGTACCAATCATTAGCATATAATAATCACAAGGCTTTTTCAACTTATTCTTGGCTATAAGTAGCTTGCCGTTTTCATATCGCGTTGCCTTAACATCAATAGTTTTATTATTAAAGGTTAGGTCATGATCAGGCGAGTGGTTAGTCTCAAGATCAGGCCATACATTCAACACCTTAGCCGCCGCTAGTTCTGAGCCAGCGCCTTCTAAATCTGTTGTGTAGGAAGACTGTGGGCCAATGATGGCCCTTGGATTACCATTAAGCCTATTGGCTTTGTATCGACTCTTAGCAATATGCTTTGCTATCTTTTGCTCAGTTTCCCCCAGACTAATTTTCATATTCTTCATCCAATTCTATCCTGTCTTTAGAAATCCACATACCGTCAGTCCAATAGACACATCGCTTACCGTTTATTATTCGATGTGTTTCTGGGCCTAAATCATAAGCATCAAAAAGATCTTTAAAAAAGTTTTCTGCCTCTTCCTCTTCAGTGCGTTTCACTCCAGTTATCTCCTATCTTATATTCACCATCAAGCTCGCAAAACAACTCTAAATCTTTTCCTGCTTGTACAATTGCTTCAACACCAAGCTGTCCAACAAACTCAGCTACAGATTCTTTTACTTCTAACTGCCACTCGTCATGAACATTACAAACAAAGTGCGCGTCCAAAGTATTAAGATCAATCATGCGCTTGAGATTAATCATTGCTTGCTTCATAACAATTGCACCACCGCCCTGTAATAAGGTATTGAGGGCTGAGTGTTCAGAGCGAACAAATAACTTACGACCATCTAATCCTTTGATGTATCCTTTTGAAGCCGCTCGTCCAACTGTATCTTTAAGAGATTTAAATGCTGGGAGATTATCGAAGAAATGCTTTCTAAGTTTTGAACCATCAGCTTTGTTTCCTCCAACCACACTTCCAAGCTTTGCATCTCCTGCTCCGTATAGGAGTGCATAAATAAATGTTTTCGCTTGATTTCTTGATTCAAGTCCTGCAAGTCTTTGGTTAGCTGAGTGTATGTCGCCGTGGAGTATTTCATTTTTGAAGTCCTCATCCTTCATGTAATGCGCCAGCATTCTTAGTTCTAAGCCGCTGGCATCAATTCCTACCAGCTTATATCCATCCGGTACAGTCCAGCAGGCTCTACATTCTTTTCCGTAGGGCGAGGAAATGCTTGGAACCTGTGCCATGTTGGGGCTGTTGTGCGTCATCCGTCCTGTGATAGTACCATTAGGATTTACATATCCTCTTACCCTATCATCGTCTTCTACGACCTTTAGCCAAGAGTCAACTTGAGCAATACGCTTTTGCAACAAAAGATATTTTGCAATAAGTTTTGCTTCAGGTATATCGGTGATCTTACTAAGCGTGGATTCATCAACAATTGGTTGTCCTGTAGGCGTAAATCTTTCTGGCTTCCAGCCGAAGTCAATAAGATATTCTCCTATTTGTTTGCGTGATCCAAGATTAAATGGCACTTCTTCAATGCGAACAACCTTTTGCTTGATTGCCATCTCCTCATATTCTTCTTGAGACATACGGCTTTTCTTATCTGAGCCTTTTACTAAAGCCATCTTAGAAAGCGCACCTGTCTTGGTGAAGAATGGTAGAAGATATGTTTTTAGTTTCTTTGGCCTGAAGGTTTCTTGCACCTTCTTTTCTACCGCATTAATCTTTTCGGTAAGGTCGGCTACCAATAGACTAGCTTTTTTAATATCAAGCATGAAGCCGTGGTCACGCTGGTCGGCAATAATTTTTAAAGACTCATGTTCTATGTCAACACTCCTGCGACTAAATCCACGCGCCTCAGTCTTAAGATTGTTGAAAACTTTTGAATTAAGTATCACATCATTTCGGCAATAGTTGAGCATATCAGGAGTATAATATTCAAACTCCTCAAACTCTATTTTACTCATGCCTATGCGATAGCCCCAAGACTCTAGGCCATGACCGCCTTCTCGCGTTGGATTAAAGAGGCGTGAAAGGACAAGAGTATCTACTATTTTCTTTCCAGCCATAAGATCAATGTTATGTAGCTTCTTAATTACAGGTAGATCAAAGCCAATAATATTATGACCAATTAGTTTCTCTGCACTATTCAGGCAAGCTAGACCCTCCACAATCTGTGTCGGGCCATAGGTTTTTGTTTCGCCTGTATCTGGATCTGTGATAGCCATACACCAAATTTTGGTAGCGTCTAGGCCATCAGTTTCGATATCAAAGACAATATTTTTCATAGTTCTATCTCATCTTGATCTTCAGTTTCCATAGAGATTTCACTAAGTCTGCCGCTATCCTTATCGTAAAACAAATGGGTAGCAACTCCTGTGTCGCCAGTGTAGCGAGACTTTAAAACTCTCACTCTGGTTGTGCTGGCTTCTATAGGATCTTCAGATTGCTGATTACGTTCCAGCGAGATAACACAATCTGATAGCTGTGCTATGCTCTGCGAGCCTCGCATATGACTCAAGTTTACTTCAATGCCATTCTCGTGTCCACGATTACCGTCAAGCCGCCGCAGATGAGATACAAGAATTAAACCAACACCTGTCTCTTCAACAAGTGTTCTGAAGTTGTGCATAATGGCATCAATATTTCGGCGCTCGTCACCATCTGTAGTCATTGACAAAAGCATATGAAGGTGATCAAAAACTATCCACTTACACTCAAGACCAATAGCCATGAAGCGTAGCTTACTAAAGATACTATCAACATCATTCATGCCAAGGTGTGCATGGACAAAGACACGGTTCTTGTTGTTGCCATCGTACAAGATGTTAAAGAAATTATCTAATTCTTCTTCACTGTACTTGGCTCTAACACTATCAATGTGAAGACGATCATTTGCTTCAATAGATAAAATACCATCTACTGTTCGCCGCCAATCTTCTTCAAGCGCAATGATACCAACCTTATCATTGGTGTTGGTAATCAGCCAGTGTTGAAGCTCTCGCGTTACACTAGACTTGCCAAGACCTGTACCGCCCGTCAGAGTAATAAGCTCTTTCTGACGCAAGCCCTCAAGCTTATCGTTCAAACCGTGCCAAGGATAAGGTACTGATTCTTTTTTCTCGCGCTTCTTGTAGTTCTCACGCTCTTCTGAAACATTAAGAATTCCTGAAGGCGTATAGAGTTTAGCGGCCCACCACGCATTTACATAGGCTTTATGATGACCAAGCCTTAGCATTTCATTAGAGTCTTTAAACTCATCAGGCAGTTTTAATATCTTAGCCTTCCCCGGCTTAAGAATTCTTGCTACCTTTTTAGAAGCTTCGATGCCTGCTTTGTCGTTATCAAAGTTTAGAACAACATAGTCAAACGACTCAACAAACTCTAGATTTTCTTGGATATCTCTTGCCGCGCCAGAGGCTCCATTCTTAACAGATACTACAGGCCACTTACTGCCAAGCAGTTCGTATGCCGCCATAGCATCACATTCGCCTTCAGTGATTGTTAAGAACTTACTGCCTGCTTGAGCGAGTTGCTGACCAAAAAGACCTGTGCCTTTTGGAGAGCCAACCCAATTGAAAGCTTTATTAGCTCTGCGGATTTTGGTAGAGACTTCTTCGTTGTTGATGTAGTAGGGATAATGATGCTCAATAATACTATCTGCGCCTTCCTTGACTGAGCGAACACCATAACGCTTTGCGGTTTCTAGTGATATTTTTCTATCTGTCAGTGCGTGATAATAAGTTTCCTTTTGTTGGTAAGTAAAGTTGTCGTTGTTTCTTTTGTAGCTGTTAAAGTCTGTCACGTTTCCATCCATAGCCGCTTCGTAATTTTTAAAAAAAGTGTCGCAACTAAAACATTTTGCAGACCCGTCATCGTTAATGGAGACAGGATCACTGCCTCCACAACTAGGACAGGGCTTGTGGTAAGCCACAAATTCGCCCACGATTTAATCCTCTTTCATATCGTCCTCAGAAATAAGAGCATCATCAGTAAGAAGCTCTTGCATTTTTTGGTGCAGTGCAACTGAAGCGGCCTGTGCAATAGTAAGATCTGCATTTAATTGATTTACTTTTTGCTGGGCAAGCGCCAAATAACTAAAGCAGTTCTGGCCCTCGTCGCTCAGTTTTGATACATCATACTGCTTATCGTCAAAGCTATAAACACTGTTCATAGTTCATCCTCCATATCATCATCATAAGATTCAAACTCTTCGCCATCAGGTGCGGCGTATTCAATCAGATCTAATACTTGCATAGCCTGAAAATCTAAGCCCTTATACTGAGTACCGTTCCAAGTAGTTTCCCACTCTTTGTACTGCACCTTAACCAATGAACCATTTCCGACAGAAACATTCATTGTGTTTTTATTTTTGTCAAGAAGCTTTGGTGCTTGGCGAACCATACCATTCGGACCATTCACTTTACGCTTAATGATTAAGGCTGGGCCTTCATCCATATCCTTTACAGGGAATCCCTTAGATCTGAAATCATCTGCCACGCTGTCATCAACAACAAGATTAACACTATACACTGGAGTGTATTTAGTATTAGGTGTTGTAACAGAAGCCCAATAAGCTCGTCCTTCAACGACTGCCATAATTTACTTCTCCTTCAGAAAGGTAGTTAATATAATCGACTATACCACTATAAACGTACTCTGCGTCTAAACGCATTTCCTCTTCTTGACTTTTCTGATCAATAAAATTAATCAGATTATCAAAAACTTTACGCTCTGGTAGCTTAGTACCAAGAGATAATATAAAAGCTCGACAAAGTTTATCTTCTATGTCTACTAATCTTTTACTCATTAAACTTCATAGCTCCCTGTTAGAACACTATTCTTTATTACTTCTAACATAAATATAAGCTTTTCAATTTCTAGATCAGAAGCAACTTTCATTTCTTCACCAACATCAACAATCAAAATAAAGCCAGCTTTTTCAAGATCCATTCCTGAGTCTTCAAGCTTTTGTACTGCCTGTTTTATTTTATCTTTTCCTTTCGGAGCATCTTCACCAAACTTTCCTTGGATTACTTTCAACGATTACCTCCTGACCCTTGAATCACCCCACGGTCTGAACGACTCTGGAGTTTCGACAGATTGTACTCTGCAACTTCCGAAAAGTCAATCCCATTATCTTTTAAAAGCATGGCAAGATTCCACAATACATCGCCTGCCTCAGACACTATATCATGCCTGTCTATTTTTCTATCGTCACCGCGCAAACGTGGTTTAATAAAAAGATCAGACAACTCAGCAGACTCTACCATCAAAGATGCAATAGGATAAAACTCATTTTGATATAAGGCTGTAACAGCCGCTCTAGCTTGGTATTCATCAAAGGTCATATTAGACTCCAAATATTTTACCGATAAGGCCGCCCAACAACATGACAGCCGCAATAGTATTAATCATAATTAGTGCGCGATCACGCCACATAAAACCTACTACAGCCCATAGTGATGTCCCTGCAAAACTTAATAGCATATCATAGACTTGAAGCTCTGGTACTCCTGTACTCCTGAGAGATATAGCCACAAGCAACCAGATACTAGCGATCCATTTGAGATGCCAATCCAAAGTACCTTTAGGTGTTGCACTTTTAAGTATTCGATTGCTGTGTTTAATTTCTTCAACTGAATACTCTTTACCTTCGTCAGATAAAATGATATTGTTAGACATCTGCATATTCCTTTATAAGCCAATCAAGATACACACGAGCCTTTCTTAAATCTTCTACGCCATTCTTGTAACGAAATCTATGAAGATATTTATGTACATTCCCGGCACAATAGTCACCAAAGCCGCTACCCAACTGCTGTTTAATATAATCAATTGCTTCAATTCCTCCATTGTTATAGTGCTGTGGTTTTGTAACCGGATGGTGTTTATCTTCAGGATGATAAAGCTTTCCGGTTATAGTTTTAGATCTAACTCTATCCCATTCTTCTGGAGTTACATCATCAATGCTCATCACTACCTCACAATTTTTATATCTGATTCAGTTTCAATAACTACGCGAGCGCCACAAGAAAGAATGGGCCTGCCGTTCCCACTATATCTTAACACGCTATTGCCAAGTATTTCAACCTCATGGCAATATGTATTAGTTCTACCAGCTTTAATTGTTATAACTGGATCGTCTGTACCATTCTTTTTGTTTGCCCGAATCTTGTGTTGATTAACATGAATATACTTTTTCATTTCAGACTCCTAGTGTCCATGACTTACAGCTACATAAAACAAAACTATAATTGCAAGAGCTACCCAATGTTCACCAAGCTCATTTAAAAACCAATATAGTTTTTTCACACTCCCTCCTTTGTCCAACGCATAGGTCTACCCTTCTGAAGCCAATCAAAGAATTTAAACTCATAGTATTTGTTGTAGGCTGTAATAGTATTAGGGTCTTTAAACTCATCAGGCATACATTGAGGTGGATCAACAAAGCCATTGTTTTCAATGTTTTGCGGAGCCTTGCTAGTAAAGAACTTTAACTTATTCCAACTTTTGTGGTTGTGCTTGAAGCGTTTTTCAAACTCAAGGCTGAGTGCTTTGAAGTGTTCGTAGAGCCATTCATAATGCTCTTTGCTTTCTCTAGCCCAGACAGTGCTAGGATGATTGACATGAGCCGCCAGATAAAACTTATCGTCGTGTTTATCTAGCACCCAGCGTTTGGCCTTGCGGCCTGATTCAGTATGGCCCTCGACAAGATTACCGTCAAGATAACGATGAGCCGTAGATAATATTTGTGCAGTCTCTAGCGGCATCTTGACAACGTGTTGATCGCATAAACTTTCTGCGGCCTTGCGTGGACATTTACTGCGATAAAAGATATTCATACTTAATCTCCATGATCTGTCCAATGATAGTCAGCTTCGTCTATGTAATCACGAACAAGATCAAACATATAATCCATGTTGACCCAGTTAGTGATGTCAACTCCATGAGATTTAACTGAAACAATTTCAACTAATTTCTCCTCGTCGCCGTGGTTTATAAATTCTATTTGAACATCCGTTGTCATCCAATCACAATCAAGCTCTGCTTCCATGACCTGATTGCCATACATACTAGCTGTCCCCATAGAGCCACCTATCTCCTTTCAAATTATATTTAAGAAGCAATTTTTTCAGTGCTTCTTCCATTTCTTCTGGCTGTCCTATTAGAACATAAGCACCATCCTCGCGTCTGGTTACAAAATGATCTATAAACAAAGCTACATCAGCTTCCATTTCTAGCCTCCTCTTGTCGAATAAGAGTATCCATCACACTAATAGGGCTGGTATAACCTGCGGCAAAGCCCTCCATGAAACGGGCCATACTATCTTCCTCACCCCATAGTTTTTTATAACGCCTATAAGTTTTTAAGTGTCCTGCTTTTTGATTGCGAAAGAATTGTCGCCAGCTTTGAAGTTCTTCTAACCTATTCATAATATTCTCCTAAGAATGTGTATATCCATCAGCTTCTATTACTAACCACATACCGTTCCATCTAACACAGACAGCACCTTCCCCCATAAAGACTTCTTGAACATCTCGCCTGAACTTTAAATAACTATCGTTTTCATTCCAGAACATCCACTTTCTTTTGAGTGCTTCTTGCTGGGGTTTGGTAAGTCTCATGACAATCTCCTAAAATAAATACAACGCATATGTACTACACTTCTTCAGCCCACCGTCCAACCCAATATAGATTGGCAATGAACTACCCATTTCGATATTCATTTCTTTTTTATTCTTAGCCACCAGATACTCAACACCTTCATCGGCTTTGAAATCTTTTAGTTTTTTAACGTGTCGCCAAATAACCATACCACCAGCATTGTTTTTGTAGGGGGTTACATAATACATATCACTTTCCTCTGTGGTTGTTGATCCATTCTTCAACGGTGTCGCTAGACTTTGCGGCATCGTCCCAGAATTTATGTATATCTTCTAAAGACCAATGGATCTGTTCTTGATGCAGACAATCCATAATAAAAGCACAATAATCCTCATCAGTCATTGCTGACCTGACTAGCCTTTTAGTATTTATCATTCTTTCTTTGTCTTGCTTTCGCATCACCAATCTCCTTTGCGAATTCTCCACAAAATGTTTTCTATATCTTTGTCTTTGAGTTTTGCATACCGCTCCAAGTCCCGACGAAGCTGGGCATAATCAGTGTGCGGCAGGGTATAAAGATGTAGGATAACTAAATCATTAATAATTTCTTCCGTATTCATCATAATCATTCACCCATAAAAAAGCCCCTTGGAATCCTTTCCAAAGGGCTGGACAATGCGACACAAGATTTAAGCGGCGGCTTGGAATACTGAGGAGTGGACAGTTTTCCTGACAACCTCTTGTCTTTTATGTCGCACTGAAGCAATGTTTATCTCCGAAGCTTTTCTAGCGGCAGGAGCATGAGTTGACCAATCAGTGAGAGTATTATACAACGCCCACTTATTGTTGCCAAGCCTTGATTTGTAAGTAGACCACTCTCGACACATATAATTTAAAGCACTATTGAATCGTGGTAGGCCATCAAAAATCTCTGACCAATTACTAGCACCCCCAGCAATCAAAGCCTTTACTTGATCTAAACAGCCAGCGGCTTCAGCAAAAACAAACATAGCTTGCTGTTCATCGACAGTAGTATTACTCCACTTATGCCACGTTTCTCGTTCAGTCTCAAATACTTCTAAAGCTTTTACAATAAGTCTAGAGCCGCGATCAACGTCGAGGTTCTGAGTGTGTCGGCCTTTGAATACTGTAATCTCACCTGAAGTAAATACTTGAAGATTAAGGCAAGCAAACTGATGGGCGGCAACACTCATCATGAAGGGCCAAGAACTATCAAAAGATGTGATGCCCAATAAAACTAAAGAAGCATTGTCACCTTTTGGAGTTTCATAGGTATGGTTCGGTAAAGTATATTTTACAAATGTCCGACTACCATTGTGGCTGGTTTGTATATCTTCTTTGATACCGTCAGTGTTTAAACCGCTCCGCATAATAATATCGCGCTGGGCCTGAATAAGTTTCTTTGGGGCGACAGGCTTATACTTAGGGCCATGCACTCCAAGTTCTTGCATAGTATCTGTACGAACTATCGCAACTTTAGATGAATGATGCCAGCCATCGTTGTCATCAAAATACATTAGAGGAACTGTTGATACTTCAAAGTTAGCATCATGATCGTCTGAAAAAGGCGAATCAGAAACAAGTGCTTTATTGAAAATAGATACTACGTTTTCCATGATAAACTCCAAGTTTAGTTTGACACCATCAAGTAATCGTAATGTACTTTTGAAACTTCAAAGCCATTAGACCACACTGAATTTTTTGTTGCAAGAAAATTACACCAAGTATCCCAAAGATTTTCAGTACCTATATTGTGACATATAGAAATGTACTTGTTAATCTTTTCGTCTTTAATCTCTTTAGATTTCAAAGACTTAGGAAGCTTCAAGATCTTTTCATCAATGCCGTACAATCTAATATTATGTAAGTCAATACAGCCTACCAAGCCAGCCGTTAATTGACAAACAAAACCAGCTTTAACCATACCAAGACCGTCGATTCGCAAAAAGATATTCATAAGTGAGTAAGCTTTTTCATTGTCGGGCTTGCTAGAGTTTATAACTGCAAGGAACTGATTGAAGATAAAACCCTTACGCTTAGTTATATAGTCGTATGTTCTCCTTTTATTTCCCCAAAGATATTTAGAATCTTTGCCGTTTAGTTTTACATCAGCCATTTGCTTACCAACGTCCTTCCAAGGCTGTTGAATGCTCAAGACCACCATAGTAATTACATCAGCTAGATTGTCACTAGACTCTTTTGCGTAATCTTGGATCGCTTTTGCATGGACAGAATACATATTTACCTCTCGGAGTTGAAGTCAAGGGGCGAGAGCCGCCCCGTAATTAAATCTAATTCTTTGCTAGACATTCGCGGCATAGCCTCACCAGCACTAAGCCTACCCTTTTGCCAATCATCCATCTCCTCCAATGTGGTTGGCAGTTTTATTAATACAGGATTATCCTCAGTGAGACAGGCTCTAAATACAAATTCAGTATGCGACATTCTTGACAGCCTCCTCATCAGTTGTAGTAATATTTGAAGCTTCTAACTCAGTAATTCTAGCCCGAAGCGACTCAATAGTTTCTTGCCGCCTCTCAGCAACAGCTTCAAAGTAATTTACTTTTCTATCTACAGCCTGTTGAAATAATTCCATAGCGGTCTGGAAGTCAAGAGAATCTCTAAGATATTTGGTCATGTCTAAGCCATTCTCAAAACACCAATCAACAATTTCTTCTTTGGTGTA